CCTTGCCGGCCTGCTCGGCGTGGACGTGAGGGTGTGGCATCGGCTGCGCGCTGCGCTGATGCGGAAGGCCAAGCTGGTCGAGACCGACGGCTATCTCAGCAACGCGCGGGTGGAAGTGGAGCTAGAGGCGCAGGCCGAAATGCGCGCGAAACGGGCCCAAGCCGGCCGGGCCAGCGGCCGATCAAGGCGCCAAAACAGCGCCGATGTTCGGGAGCTATCGCCGAGCTACGGTCGAGCTAGCTCCGAGGTAGCCATGGGATCGGCGTTAGTTAACGCGGAGCTATCGCGTATCGGCGCACACATTCCCTTGGAAACAAAGGAAACTGGCGAAACACATGTTCAACATATGCCTGAGCATAATCGAACAGATAGAGATAGAGATAGAGATATACCCCCTATAGTCCCCCATGGGGACGAACCCGCGCGTTCGTCGGCTGCTGGCGCATCCGACCCGGTTCCTATCGATCGAGACGTGACCGAGGCGTTCGAGCTTTTTTCCAAAGCTGCTGGCGCATCCGGTTGGGTCGTACCTCAAAAACTCGACAAAAAACGACGTTCCGCGATCCGGGTCCGATTGCGCGAGGACGGCGGGCTCGACGGCTGGCGCAGGGCCCTGGCTGAGGCACAGCAGATGCCATTTCTGGGCGGTGACAACGACCGCAAGTGGCGGATGGATTTGGAGTATTTCGTCCGGCCGAGGGGCTGGCGGAAGATTATCGAAGGCGGGTTTTCCAAGCGGCCCGGCTCAGCGGTGATCCAGATGGGCGCGGTAGACTGGCCCTTGCGCTACAAGGTTTTTTCCGAGAGCGGCCGGTGGCGCGACACGTGGGGCCCCCGACCTGGGGAGTACGGGCACGAGGGGCCCGGCATGCCCGCGCCCCGCGCCTCTGGGGGGCTGCTGTGATGGCTCGCCGCTCCCGACCCGAAGACGCCGTCCAGCTTGCTGTTATCGCCCTGCTGCAGGCTGCGCTGCCGCCCGGCGCGGTGTGGTGGGCCACGCCCAACGGCGAGCATCGCCACCCCGTTACCGCCGCCCGCTTGCAGCGGCTGGGGGTAAAGCCGGGCATCCCCGACCTGTTCGTGCTGCACGAAGGCCGCCTGATCGGGATCGAGTGCAAGGCGCCGCCGCAGCGCTTGCGATCCGGGAGGCCGAGCCAAGCCAAGCCAAGGCTGAGCGCGGAACAGGAGGCCATGCTGCCCGCACTGGCGCAGGCGGGCTGTCCGACGATTGTGGCGCAATCGGTCGATGACGTGCTGGGCAACCTGCCGGGGCTCGGTATCCCCCTGCGGGCGAGCATCGGGAGGGCCGCATGATGGCGCTACCGCCCAACTTCGACGCGATGGCCAAGCGCGTAGGGGCCACGCTGACCGCTGCCGATCGGGCCTACCATCAGCCTGCCGCCAGCCTGAGCGAGCATCTGGACTGCGCCCGCGCCTGTGTAACCCCCAAACTGGAGAGAGTGAGATGACGCAACCTCACACGCAGGAGGGCGCAGCAGAGATTGCGCGCCAGATCGAGCAGTATTGGGCCGCTCGGGGATACCGTGTCCGCTGCCAAATAGAGGAGCGCAAATTCAACGAGGCGATGCGTTCGTGCCGCTGGGATGTGCGCAGTGATATGCGCAATGGGCTCCCCGCAGATTGGATGGGAGGCGCGCAATGACCTTCAGCTCATTGGACGTGGATCGCGATCAGACGCTGCGGCAGGTCTCGACGTGGATTGCGCAGACCTTTGACAGTCCCGACATTGACGCCGTCTGCAGGCTGATCGCCGAGCGCGCGAAACAGCGCCGGTCATACGTGTGCTGCGCGCTCACTGCCCGGCCGAAGCAGGCGGAGTATCTGACCTGTCAGCAGACAGCAGAGAGGGCCGCAGAGGCTATGCGCAGACTGCAGCCGCAAATGCAAGTGGAGGTGCAGCCATGAGACCTGCCGTTCTTCTGCGATCGGACCGCACGCGCGGGGCGATCTACTGGGCTGCCGTTGGCCTCTTGGCGGCGGGTCTGGCGGTCGGGATGGGCGTGCTATGGGGGCTGCTGATCTCGATCATTTTGGAGGCGATGTAATGCGGTATCGACCGCAAGTGCGCAAAAACCTGGCGCGCGGCAGTGCGCAAAAAAGCGGGCGTTTGAGCTTCGTAACGCATTACGAGGCTGAGTTGTTCGAGGAAGTACGCGCCTTCGCCCTCAAGGAGCGGATCAGCGCCGGCGAGGCGGTGCGCACGCTGGTGACGTGGGGACTAGAAAACGTGAGGGAATGCTAATGGGTTACGAGGTTGGCTCGCTTATCGAGGTGATGTCCGATTCCGGGAACGCCAAGGTGCGGCGGGTGCTCCGGTGCTGCCCGCTCGAAGCGTGGCATCGCAATGGCGGGTGCAGCGATGACCAGCGCCGGGTGCTCGGCGCTCTGCAGGCGGACATGCTGCGCCTGTTGCCGCCTGGTCGGGATGAGACGATGCAGCCTGTGGACGGTGGCGGACGCAGCATGCTCGGGCCGCAGGAGCGGCATAGCGACGCTCTCGGCCGCCTGCGTCAGGCCCGTGCCGCCCTTTCGTCGCTGGGCAATCGCAGGCAGGAGCGCGCCTGGACGGTATTGCGTGATGTGCTCGCGGAAGGTTGGAGCATCTGGAGCGTCGCGCGCGCCCGACGCATGAAGCACGCAACGGTCTGCCGCCTGCTGCGCGAAAGCGCCGACGCGCTGCTGGAGGCGCGCGCTTACGAGCGTGAGCGTTGGCGGGTCAGCGTGTGGGCGATTGGGGCTTGATCGCGCAAGACCGAGTCGCCCACCCTGCCAGGTGGGCGGCGTCTGCACGGATGTGCGTGGCGGAGAGGATCACAGCAATACACATCAATTAGCGTTTGGTACGGAGTTGCAAAGACCGAAAAAAACTGCAGTAACCCCGTTGCAAAAGGGGAAGAACAGCGGCGTGAATCTGCTTACGTGCGACGCATGGGTCCGCTACGTATCGCACTAGGACTACCTCCTTCCCTCGGCGACGCAAGGTAGGTAGCCCGCTAGCCGACCAGTTCCAGGACCGCGCGGACTAGACGTCTAGGCCACGGTTAGTGTTGATCCCTAGCGAAGGGTGAGGCGTTCCAGCGCCCTCTCCTTCCCCGCTAGCTTGACCAGATACGAGATGGGCCCGCTTCGTGCGGGCCTTTTTTCTTGCGCCCCTCGCATAGGATGCGTGCGGCGCCCAGCCACAGGAGCACGCATGTCTGTTGCGTCGCGCAAACTCACGGCTGTAGCGGGCCCGGAAGCGGCCACTGTAGACGCAGTGCTGGCCAAGTTGGCGCCCGAGCTGTCGCGGATCGCTCGCGAAGAAGCGCGCAAGCAAGTGCAACTGCGGGAACGCCTCTGGCGCAAGACCCATGGCGCCGGCCACTTTTGGCGCGGCTTTGCTATTGGCGGATTACTCTTTGCCGCTGTGGGCTATACAGCTGCGCTTATCGCTTCCGGCGGTTCGTTCCGCGAAGGCGCTGTGTTGGGATCGTCGCTGACTTATGACGGCCAGACGCTGCACGAGATGGAGCGCAGCAACAAAGAGCTAAAAGAGATCGCGCCATGACTAGTGGGGCAAGTGATGTAGCGGTGAAAGGCACGCGCGCAGATTACGACAGGCGGCGCTATCGGGCTATGCCATGGCGCCGCCTGTACAACACCACTGAATGGGCGCGGCTGCGCAAAGAGGTCCTGACCAAAGAGCCCGTCTGCCGCATGTGTAAGCGTCGACCGTCTACCGTCGCCGATCACGTGCACAGGCACAATGGCTGCCAAGTAAAGTTTTTTGCAGGGCCATTTCAAGCATTATGCAAGCCATGCCATGACGGCACTAAGCAACGACAAGAAAAAACCCGCAGGCCCGAAATTGGTTCAGACGGATGGCCAGTAAAGGGGTAGGGGGGGGTAGGTCAAACCACTTGCACGCAAGGGGGGAAGACCCGCAGGGGTACACTTTTTTACACACACGGTGAAAAAATCGCATGGCTAGTACGAGACGCGGCGAACTGACGGCCATTGATGTGGCGCAGTTTCCTTCCACGGGCGTGACGCAACAGCGCCCGAGCGCGCCGGATCACCTGACGGATGAGCAGCGGCATGTCTGGAATCAGACGGTGAACGGGCTACCGGCGGATTGGTTCCGGCAAGAGGCGCTACCCTTGCTTGAGCAGTATTGCCGCCATGCGGTGAGCGGCCAGAAGCTGGCGCAACTGATCAATAACTTGGAGTGCTCCGAGGATTTTGACTTGGACAGCTACGAAAAGCTGCTTCGTATGCATGAGCGGGAAGGGCGGGCGTTGTCCAGTCTTGGCACTCGGTTGCGGATAACGCCGCAGTCGACTTACGTGCCGCACAAAAGCAAGTCGAAGGGCGTTGGTAGCGGGGTGAAGCCGCCTTGGGCCGCGCGGTAAAGGCAAAGTCGGCGGCGCAACAGACGCGCGCCGAGCGCAACATAGCCTGGATTGAGGAATATTGCCGTGTCCCCGAGGGCATGCTGGTTGGCCAGCCGGTTGTGCTGCGCGAATGGCAGCGCAAGGAGCTGCGGAAGATTTACGATAACCCGGCCGGGACGCGTCGCGCTATTCTGAGCTTTGGAAGAAAAAACGGCAAAACGGCGCTGGCCGCGTTTGTTTTACTGTTGCATTTGGTAGGGCCAGAGGCCCGACCCAACTCGCAGCTGGTGAGTGCAGCGCAATCAAAGGATCAAGCAGCGCTGCTGTTTCAGCTGGCCTCAAAAGTGGTCAAGCTGAACCCGGCGCTGTCCGAGTATGTGCAAATCAGGGCGGCGGCGAACCTGAAGGAGTTGTACTGCCCGGCGCTTGGAACGCTGTATCGAGCGCTTGCGGCCAACGCGCCGAACACGCTTGGGCTATCGCCGGTGCTGATTGTGCACGATGAACTTGGGCAAGTACGGGGGCCGGATTCGGACCTGTATGAAGCGCTTGAGACCGCGACGGGCGCACAGCAAAATCCGCTGTCGATTATCATCTCGACGCAGGCCGCCACCGATCTCGATCTGTTATCGGTGCTGATTGACGATGCAAAGAAGGGGCTGGACCCGCGCACGGTGTTGTCGCTGTATACCGCGCCGCCGGAGCTGGACCCGTTCAGCGATGAGGCGCTGCGAGCGGCGAACCCGGCATTCGGCGATTTTATGAACGCGGCTGAGGCGCGCGCAATGGGCGACGACGCCAAGCGCATGCCGTCGCGCGAGAACAAATACCGCAACCTAGTGCTGAATCAGCGGGTCGAGACGCACTCGCCGTTTGTCTCGCGCTCGGTGTGGGAGGCATGCGGCGGCGAAGTTTCGGAAGATTGGGGCGACGCTCCAGTGTTTGTCGGCATGGACCTATCGTCCACCTCCGATCTTACAGCCATGGTCATGATTGCTGAGATTAACGGCACATGGGAAGTCAAGCCCACGTTTTGGTTGCCGGAAGAAGGCTTGATTGACAAGGGCAAGGAAGACCGCGTGCCATATGATTTGTGGCGACAGCAAGGTTATCTGAAAACGACGCCCGGCAAGTCGATTGAGTATGAATGGGTTGCCGAAGAAGTGATGCAGGCGTTCGATGAGTACAACATCGACACTGTGGCGTTTGACCGCTGGAATTTTCGCAACTTCAAGCCCTGGCTATCGAGGGCTGGTTTGACAGATGATATGTTGGCCAGGTTTCACGAATTTGGGCAGGGCACGCGGTCAATGTCTCCTGCGTTGCGGACGCTGGAGAGTGTGATCTTGCAGGAGCGCATGCGTCACGGTGGGCATCCAGTGTTGACCATGCACATGGCGCTGGCGGCGGTGGAAAACGACAAGGCCGGGGGCCGCAAGTTCAACAAGCCGAAGTCAAGGGCCAGAATTGATGGCGCCGTGGCGCTAGCTATGGCCTTTGGCGTGGCAGGTGTGGGGCTGACTGCGCCAACGACGCCACCTGCGTTTGACTTGTACTTTTTCTGAGGCACGCAATGACTGATCGCGCTTACGCCCATCTGCAAATTAAGCGGATGGCGGACGATGAACGCCTAATCGAGGGTATTGCAACGACGCCGACTGCTGACCGGGCTGGTGATATTGTAGAGCCGCTGGGCGCACAGTTTAAGTTGCCATTACCGCTGTTGTGGCAGCACAACCATGATTTGCCGATTGGCGAGGTTTATGAGGCAAAGGCGACGAAGGAAGGTGTCCGCTTCAAGGCTCAAATTTTTAAAGCGGCGCAATCGGAGACGCTGCGGCAACGCCTCGATGAGGCCTATGAAAGCATCAAGCTCGGGCTTGTGCGTGCAGTTTCAATTGGGTTCAGGTCGCTTGAGTTTTCCCGCATGGAAGAAGGCGGCTTGCGGTTCCTTAAGTGGGAATGGGTCGAGCTCTCAGCGGTAACCATCCCGGCCAATCGCGATGCGACCATCGAAAGCATTAAGTCAATAGACCGCGACGTTCGGCGGTCTGTTTCTGCGGGCGTCTCCGCACAGCGTGAAAGTGGCAGCAAAAAGGGTGACGCCATGAAGGTCAGTGAATTGATTTCCTCGTATGAGGCTCGCATGTCTAACCTGGAAGGCCAGATGCAGGCGATCCGGGAAAGGTGCTTGCAGGAAGGCCGCCTGATCGAGGGCGATGACGGCGACAAGTTTGACGAGTTGCAAGAGCAGTACAAAAACCTCGCTGCGGCGGTGCAACGCGCGCGGGCAAGCGAAGTGGTCATGGCCGAGAAGCGGGCAACTACGGTGCCGCGGGTGAGTGAATTCACCAGGGGCGATGAGGGCGCAAATGCCCGCCTGCCGTATGGCGATGCTGGTAGGACCACGCAGAACGCCAATATTCCCAAGGGTATTGCGTTCACGCGGTCAGTGTTGTGCCTGGCCGCCGCCAACGGCATGCCGGAACTGGCCATTAACATCGCCGAAAAGCATTATGCCGATGATGGTCGAGTGGCGCAGGTTTTGAAGGCCGCCGCTCCAACCGGCGTTACCACATCGGGCTCGGCGTTTGCGGCGGCCGCGGCGGAAGCCCAGACGTCCACGTCGGAATTTATCGAGTGGATGCGGCCGATGTCGATTATCGACCGTTTCGGCTCCGATGGGCTTCCGGCGTTCCGGCGGGTAGGGTTTAACGAGAAAATCGTGCGCCAGACTTCGGGCTCGTCGGCATCGTGGACGGGCGAAGCAGTTGCGGCGCCCGGCACGTCGGCACCTATGGACAACGTAACTGTCGGCAAGACCAAAGTCACGGGTCTCACCAAGCTGGCGCGCGAACTGATCCGATTTGGCAACATCAACATTGAAGTCCGCGTGCGTGACGATCTTGCGCGCGCGGTTGCGGATCAGCTGAACGCCAAGTTTGTTTCTGCTGACGCCGCTGTGGCAAATGAAGCTCCGGCCGGCATGCTGAATGGGCTGACCGCCATCTCTCCAACCGGCACGGGCGACGCGGACGATGTGCGCGCGGACTTGCAGAAGCTATACGCGCCATTCTCCGCCGCGCTGCTTCCGGCATCGGAGCTGGTGGTGCTCACGAATGATCAGATCCATCATGGCGTGAGCCTCATGCGGTCGGCTGTGGGCGTGCGCGAGTTCCCCGATGTGACGCGCGCCGGCGGTTTCTTGGAATTTTATCCGATCATTGGCAACCACCTTGTTGGCGCGGGCGACGTGATCATGTTGCACCCGCCTAGCATCCTGCTTGCCGATGATGGGCAAGTGGAGGTGCGCACCTCGCAAGAGGCGAGCGTCACGACCAATGACGGCAACGGCGCAGTGACGCAGAGCGCATTCCAAGACGATCTTGTAATCATCAAGGTTTCCCGCTTCATCAACTTCGTTAAGGGCCGCAGTGCGGCGGTTGCTTTCATTGACACCGCAGCTTGGGGTGGCGCGCCTAGCGCCTGATGATCATCGTCATTCTGTCGGGCTCAAGGGCTTGCCCGGCCGGCCGGGCATTGCCGAGGACCACGACGGCAAAGGCGACTGGGATTCCAGCGGCCGCTTGCTGCGCGAGTGGATTGGCGAGGATGCCGAGCAGTACGTCCAATTCTATTTCTATAGGGGGCCGCCAATGAAACCAGAACAGCAAACCTATCTTGTTCTACGCCCATTCAAGCGTTACCGCGCCGGCGATATGGCGATTCTACGCACCCGCGAGGCGCGGCTATTGGAGACGCTAGGCAAGGTGCGCCCGCAAGCGGTCGAGATTGCGGAAGAGAAACCGCGACGCCCGATCCTAAGCCCGGTGATCAAGCTCAAGGCGGATGATGCCGCACAGCAAGCTGAAGATGCTGCCGGAGAGGATGACGGGGCGTGAAACTGCCACGGTTCCGTTGGCCCGGCGCTGCAGAAAAGCGCCTGCAGACGGTTGCTTCTCACAGCGGTGGATCGTGGGGCCTGTTCGAGCCGTTCGGCGGCGCGTGGCAGCGCGGCTTCCGGCCAGCAACGCATCGGCAGCTAATTGAGTTTGCGCCGCTGTGGCGGTGTGTCACGCTTATTGCTGGAGATTTGTCCAAGCTTGGGGTGAGCTTGGTGCAGCGTGTCGGCGACGTGTGGCAGGAAGCAGAGAGCCCGGCTTTTTCTCCGGTTCTGCGCAAGCCGAACCGTTATCAGACGTGGAATCAGCTTGTCGAAAGCTGGGCTCTGAGTCGCCTACTGCACGGGAACGCCTATGTGCACAAGGTGCGAGATTCACGCGGGGTGGTGGTGGCGCTGTATGTGCTGGACCCCGCGCACGTGCAGGTGCTGACCGCGCCGGGCGCAACGGTGCTCTATCAGGTGCAGGCTGATAATCTGAGCACGGTCGACAGCGCCATCACGCTGCCGGCGAGCGAGATCATCCATGACCGCATGAACCCGGTCTATCATCCGCTGTGCGGGTTGCCGCCGCTTCTGGCGGCCAGCCTGTCCGGGTCTCTTGGCCGGGAGATACAGCAGCAGAGCGAGGTTTTCTACCGCAATGGCTCCCGGCCCGGCGGCATCTTGACCTCGCCGAACCGAATTGATGAGGCGACGGCCACGCGCCTGAAGTCGCATTGGGAACAGAGCTACAGCGGAGATAACCTCGGTCGTGTGGCTGTGGCGGGCGACGGGCTGACCTTTAGCCCCATCGCCATGAAAGCGGTCGACGCCCAACTGGTGGAGCATCTGCGGCTGAATGCGGAGATGGTCGCGTGTGCGTTCGGCGTGCCGCTGGTGAAGCTGGGGCTGTCGAACTCGGCGGCTCCGGGCACCGTCGAGGCGGATAATCAGCGCTACTTCGCCGACTGCCTCCAAAAGCACATCGAAGATTTTGAATGGGCGCTGAGCGACGGCTTGCAGTTGCCCGTGCAGTATGATGTCAAACTGGACATCTCCAACTTGTACCGCATGGACCCTAGCGCGCAGATGGCGGTGCTCTCGGGTGGCGTAAGCGGTGGGATCATGACGCGCAACGAGGCGCGCCGTCAGCTCAATCTACCGAAAGTGTTGGGCGGGGACCAAATTTGGGCGCAGCAGCAAGACTTCCCAATCGCGCTGTTGGCCGAGACGGCGCCGGGGCGGTTGGCACAGTTGACCGGCGATGCGCAGCCTGTGTCGCTCGCGGCCGAGGTCGAATCGAACGCAGCAGCGCGGGAGCAGGCAGGCGCGGAGCTTATGGCGCGGGTGATTGCGCTGGTGCAGTCGCAGCATGAGCAGCAGCAGCGGCTAGCGCAAAGCATTGAGACGCGGCTGTCGGAGCTGCCTGACGTAGTGCAGGTGCAGGCTTGGGTGGCCGACGCCTTCGCCGCTTTGTCGCCTGCGGCGCTGCCGCCGCCTGCGCCCGCTCCCGCGCCGCCTGCCCTCGGTGTAGAAGATTTGGTGCGGCGGCTGGAAAGCCTGTTGCCGGAGGCGGCGTAATGTCGGTGACAGCGTCCGATGCAGATGCGCTTGTCGGCGCTCTCGCGCAGTTTTTGCCGCGCTACTTCGACCGCGCGTCGGGGCCGTTGCGGCAGGAGCTGCTGGCGTTGCGCGACGCGCAAGACGACGCAGCAAAATTGCGGACGCAGCTCGCGGCGCAGGCTGAAGCGATGACGCGGCAAGCGGTCGTGATTGAGCAGCTGTCCCAGCGACTGACTGCGCTGGAGTCGAGGCCGGAGCCTGCCCAGCGAGATATTAATTACGAGCGACTGGAGGCGGCTTTTGCGCAAGCGACAAAAGCACAGCCGTCGCTGACGCTAGCGGATATGGCCGCCCTGGTTCAGCACAGGCCTGCGGTTGACGAAGCGGCCCTGCAGGCACGTTGCTTGGAAGCTGTAGACGTCAAGGTCCGGGAAGCTGTCGCCGCACTGCCACCACCGCAAGACGGCAAGGACGCCGACATGGAGGCACTGCGGCGCGACTTGGCGTCCATGGTAGCCGCGCTGCCCAAGCCTAAGAACGGGAAAGACGGTCGTGATGGCTGGGATGGTGCGGATGGTCGAGACGGCGTCGATGGAGCCAAGGGCGCGGACGGGAAGGACGGACGCGACGGGCTAGACGGGGCTGATGGCCGGGCTGGCGCGGACGGGAAGGACGGACGCGACGCCGACATGGAGACGCTAAAGGCGGAGGTCGCGCGTTTGGTGGCCGACGCGGTGGCCGCGCTGCCCAAGCCTCAGAACGGAAAAGACGGTCGAGACGGCGTTGACGGCAAGGACGGCAAGGACGGCGCAGGGATCAAGGACGCAGTTGTCGACGCACAAGGGACGCTGCACCTGACGCTGGCGGACGGAAGAATGCTGAAGGCCGAGGGCTTGCGTGGTCAGGATGGGCTGGGCTTTGAAGACTTGACCATCGAGCGCAAATCCGAGCGGGTGATAAATCTGGTGTTTCGCCGCGACGGCCGAGAAAAGCGGTTTGAGCTGACGTTTCCGGTTCCCATCTATCGCGGGGTGCACCAAGATCAAGCGCCCTACCAACAGGGCGACATGGTCACCAAGGACGGCGCCATGTGGGTGGCCATGAGCGATCTGGATGGCAGCGAGGGCCGCCCCGGCGCTAGCCCGGCCTGGAAGCTCGCCGTGAAACGCGGCCCTGCAGCCCGGACGGCTTCACGATGATGGATCGCTACCTGACTGTCAAAACGCCTGCCGCCAGCAGTCGGCTGGCCACGCTGGCTCAGGCAAGGGCGGACCGTG